GGAGAGAATGTAATCAGTATTATAATTTAATGTTTGCAGATAACCAATAAAACCAAAAGCTATGACACTAATTTATCAAGGGAAACAATTAAAGTTGCACAAAAGAGCAACTTGCTTACTAGAGTTATTAAAGGAAGCACAAAGACGCCAAGACCTATTTCAAAAGGATTTATCCTTATGGCGCAAAGGTATTAACGAGGAGCCGGTTCGCTTAATGTCTAAGGAAGAGGATATACTTATTAAGATTGCTCGTATGAATGACGTACAAAAGAGAATACTTAAAAGCTATCATTGGCTTATTCTGGACTTATACGAAATAACGGATCAATTTATGTTACCTGTAAACACCTTTTTATGACACCAAAAGAAAAAGCAATAGAATTGTATTTTAAATATTTTAGTATGATTAAAATTGAAAGTTTAATAGATAGAGTATCATCTATTCCGTATGTTAAACAATGTGCATTAATAGCAGTAGATGAGATATTAAAAGCAGTAAATGACCCAGATGATACATTTTTATCTAAAGATGGTGTTGATTATTGGCAAGAAGTTAAAAAAGAAATAGAAAAATTATGAGTTATATAGATAATAAACACGGACTAATTAGAGAGATACAAATACTAGAACTAGAAAACGAATTACTTCGAACACAAATTAAAAAACTAAAAAATGACGTACTGGACCGCACCAAGCAGAAAGATGAGCAAGATATTGTTAAACGACCAAAAACACGCTCGACAAATAGTGGATAACGTTTGCGACTTTTACGGTCTTACTACCGCCCAAGTAAAAGGCAAATGCCGGCTTAGAGGATATGTAAAAGCTAGATTTGTTTCTATTTATATAATTAGGAAGCGAACAGGCTTAACGCTTAAAGAGATTGGCAGGTTATTTCATAGAGACCATACAAGCATAATACACGCCGTACAAACTATTGAAGAGGTATTAAGTTTAAGGTTTGACAATGACTACCAGGAAGAGATTAAAAAATTAATGGAGATTATTTGATTTATTCACATTTATTTATTATTTTTAATTATTATTTAACCAAAATTCAACGCTATGAATGAGACAACGAATGAATTTCGCAAAGGCTTAAAACTATATAAGGCCATTGCAGACTTTCAACAAGAATGCCCTGTAATCCATAAGGGGACTACTGGACACAATTACACCTATGCCGATTTACCGGCAATCTTTAAGGTAATTATGCCACTATTAAGGAAGCATAAACTAGGGTTTATTCAGCCTTTACAGGACGACAAATTGCAGACTATTGTTTTCCACACGGAGACAAGCGAAACAATTACTAGCGAGGTTACAATACCTCAAATCGTTCTTAGGGGTATGAATGAATACCAGTCTTTAGGATCGGGAATTACTTATTATCGCAGATATGCTTTAGCTTCATTCTTTGGCTTAGTAACCGATAAGGATACGGATGCAGCCGGAGAAAAGGAATACGATTTGCCGGCCTATTTAAAAAAGCATAAAAATATTACCGATTTAACATTGGCAATAGACTTTTGCGAAAACGTTCAAGAGTTAGCTAAATTACACGGCTTAAACAAAGAATTAATAAACCCAGCTATTCAAGCATTATTTACCTCAAAGAAAAACCATCTATAAAATGAATACTCTAGCAATTTGGGAAATCGCACCCTCTAAAAGCGAAATAGAAACGTTGGCTCAAAACGTAGCCAATGAATTATCCGAAGGCACAATCAAAGCCGAGGACGTAGCCGTAAAGATTTCAGTAATGGAAAACTTTACTAAAACATTAAGGGCAAAAAGTGAGGAGCATATTATCGACTTCCTGGATAAATGCCCTAAAGGCAAATACGACCACTTAGGAGCCTCTTTAAGCCTCAAGGATACACAAACCTATGACTATGCTTCATACTCGCCTAGATGGGCTGAATTACAGGCGCAAATCGATGTATTAAAGGCCGAGCAAAAAGACATTGAAGAAGAGGGCAAGAAGTTTGAGCGTGGACAAATACCCTTAAAGTCTTATAAGCAATCTTTCGTAATCACATTAAATAAATAAATATGAAACCAAATATTCTATTTAAAGATGGACAATTTGTATTAGCAAAAGACCAATGGTTTAGATTAAAGGAATTAAAAACACTTGAAGATGTATTAAAAGCAATTAATGCTTTACAATTATCGTTTGAAACGGATGTAATTGAAAAATATAATCTTTTTAGTATAGTAGAAAATGAAGTAATAAATAAACAAAATAAATAAATATGATAGTAATTTCAATCGCACAGGAGGACATTAATTGGAAACCCGTGCAAACAAAATCAGGCGTAAAGCATTATGCTAGTCTAGTAATTGACAAACGTAAAGAGAAAGACAATTACGAAAACACACATACAGTTGCTAACAATCAGTCAAAAGAGCAAAGAGCTGAGAAAGCTAAAAAGCAATATTGCGGTAACGGCAAAGAGTACAACTTCGAAAAAAAGGAATATTCTAACGCCGTTAACAAACAAGAAAACGAAGATTTGGATTTACCATTTTAACAAAACTTTAACTTAACCACTATGAAAACTCAAAACCAACAAATCAAAGCCTTTTTAACTAAGGGCAAATCATTAACTCCTATTGACGCTTTAAATAAATTTGGCTGCTTTAGATTAGCTGCCAGGATAAGTGATTTAAGAAACGATGGTTTAAAGATTGCAACTAAGAATGTAACTATTGGGAATAAGACTTTTGCAAGTTATTCGGTAAAATAGTTTATATTTGCAGCGGATGTAGGATATCCATTATTAAACTTATTGGCTCAAAGCTGAACCCTCAATCCTACTGGGGGGAATGCCGAGAGCCTTTTTTATTATGCCAAAAGATACGTTTTACTTTTCGCACGACTATAATAGCCGGAACGACGAAAAAATAAAGTTTCTATTAAGGAAACACGGAATAACTGGATATGGGTTATTTTGGGCAATCATTGAAGATTTATACAATAATGCGAACGCATTGCGAACGGATTACGAAGGCATTTCGTTTGATTATAGGGTGGAATGCGAAGTAGTAAAATCAGTTATTAATGACTTTGATTTATTTGTATTTGATGGCGAAACTTTTGGTAGTTTATCAGTGCAAAAACGCTTAGATGAGAGATATAGTAAAAGCGTAAAGGCAAGACAATCAGCAAGTAAGCGATGGACTAATGCGAACGCAATGCAGTCGCAATGCGATGGCAATGCTATAAAGGAAAGTAAAGTAAAGGAAATAAAAGAAAAGAAAGTAAATAAAGGAAAGGAAATAACATTCCCTTTTGGTAGTGATGTATTTAAAAAATATTGGTCCTTATGGGTTGAATTTAAGAAGGAACAATTTAACTTTACTTATAAATCAAGTATATCTATTCAAGCTACCTTAAATGAATTAGTAAAACTTTCCAACGGACAAGAACAAATTGCAATTAAAATAATCGAACAGTCTATTGCTAAAGGTTGGCAAGGATTATTCCAACTAAAAACCGAAAACAATGCAACTAACAACTCAAACAAAATCGCTCCAAAAGTTACCGAACAACAGTTACACGAAGCCTTTATTAAACGACATAATGAGTGGAAATAATGGCGGCGTTCACAATGAGCTATGCCGGTTCAAAGACAAAGGCGAAGCATTGCCATTAAAAATTATTGAGTTAGTGCCAGTAAGTGAAAGGCTTCCGGCTTTAGTAAAAATATACGGCAACGATAAGATAGCAGCCGTTCTTAGTAAATCAGTTACAAGAGCATTAAACAACTTTAATTTAAGGGTAGCAATGACACCGGAGCAAATAACCGATCTATGCTATGCGATATTAGACGAAGCCGAACAGGACCAACTAGCTATCCAGGACGTTTTGTTATTCCTTGACGGAATGATTAAATACAAATACGGCAAAGTTTACGACCGAATGGATATGCCTACATTCTTTGAGATGCTTGAGAAATACCGTGAGGAACGGCATCTAGCTTTTATGAATGGTAAAGACGAAGCACACGCACAATTTAAAGCAATGGGCGATAGTAACCGAACAAGCCAGGACATAGACAAAGAAGCTAATAGAAACGCAATGCAACAATATTTAAGAACAAAATAAACCTATTGTCCCTGCCACAAATTATTAACAAACCGGGATGTTGGTTATAAATCGGTGGGGACATTTTTAAACTATGAGCAATAAATTATACGAACACATTTGCAATAAATATCCGAATGTACAATACAAAGGCGAAGATTTAAACCTAGAAAACCTTTACACCCAGGAGCTTAAAAAGAGATGGCAAAACACAATTAAATATCCAACAGTAACCGACATAGTAATTGAATTAAGATTAAGCGAACGAACAGTTTATAGATTGGCAAAACAAAACAATCTAGGCTCAAGATGGCAATACCGTAAAAACAATCAAATATGAATTTCTTATTAGGCTTTTTATGCGTAATTATATTTACTGCATTATGTACTACAATCTATTTATTTAACGACACAAACGAAGAGAAATGAAATATATAAAGTTTTTTTTTATTAGCATTCCTTTATCTTGTATCATTTATGGAATGGCGACATTGATTAGATTAATAAAAAAAGTATGAGCGAAATAAAAGGATTAATGAATAGTAGGGCAATAAAAATGATTGACATAGAAACAAAAAAAGCAACAGTTTACAAGTCGATAGCTTATGCAGTAAGGGTAACAGGGATAAATATATATGCAATAAGAGGCGGCTTAAACCCAATGCAAAAGAAACGATTTGAGGTAAACGGCCGGACAGTTTGTTTTAGAATAGTAAAATAGCTAGTTTTGCAATATGGCATTAATAACAATCCCTAAACTAACTACAAAGGCTCAAACTATATTTAACCGATATATAAGGCAAAGAGATAGCGAAGATGGGTACTTTACTTGTATTAGTTGCGGCCAGGTTAAAGCAACCGACTTAATGGATGCCGGACACTACGTTCCTGTTAAGGGTAGTTCAGCTTTACGCTTTGACGAGTACAATGTAAACGGTGAATGTAAAAGATGCAACGGCTTTGACCAATTCCATTTAATAGGCTATCGTAGAAACCTAATTGATAAAGTAGGCGAACGTAAAGTTATGGAATTAGAGCAACAACATAGACTAATTAAAAAATGGAGTAGATACGAATTACAAGCAATAATAGAATACTATGGCGAAATTAACAAGTAACGGAAAAACAACATTTGGTAAAAGAAAATGTGGTAAGGCAAAGAAGTCTTACAATAAACATTCACCACGCCCAAAGGCGTATAAAGGCCAAGGCAGATGCTAATAACATTAATCAAACCCAACCCGAACAATCCAAGAATTTGCAAGGACCATAAGTTTAAACAGTTGGTAAAGTCTATAAAGGACTTTCCCCAAATGCTAGAACTTAGGCCGATAGTTATAGACGAAAACAATATTGTATTGGGTGGCAATATGAGATTAAAGGCTTGTATTGAGGCCGGACTTAATGAGGTGCCAGTTATTCACGCTAACAATTTAACCGAAGAGCAAAAGAAAGAGTTTATCATAAAGGACAATATAAGTTTCGGTGAGCATAATTGGGAACTATTGGCTAACGAATGGAACATAGAAGACCTGGACGATTGGGGTTTAGATATACCGGCATTTGCAAATAATGACATAGCAGAAAAACAAGATAACATTAAAGGTGGCAAGGTTTGCCCTAATTGTGGCGTATCTTTGTAATTAATTAGAAAGTAATTAGAGATATGGCGAACGAACAAAACTTAATACCGGCGCAAAAAGGAGAGGTAAGAAACCCAAATGGCAGACCAAAAGGAGTACCTAATAGCAAGACAAGATTATTAAGATTATTGGAATTGGTTTCAGTACAAACAAATCCAATAACAGGAGATAAAGAAGAGTTTACGGTTGCTGAGAGATTAGACTTAGTTGTATTACAAAAGGCATTTAAAGGCGATTTAAATGCTTATAAAGAAATACTTGATAGGTTAGAGGGTAGAGCAAAGCAATCAACTGAAATAGAGGTAAGCGGTGGAATGACAATAAACTGGGAAGAAAAGAAAACTTATGTAGCTAATAATAGCAGCATTTAAAATAGTTAGGAGGCGAATTAGGAACACGCACCGAAACCAAGACCGTTAAGGGCGGGTGTAAACGGAAAGGACTGTTTCTTGGATAACTGATGGTCCAAAGGCAAGGCGAAATTAAAGTAACCCAAATTGCAGGTTCGAACCCTGCCCTAACTACAAATAAAATTATGGAACTATCCATTAAACAAACTGTCGCACTCGATTTACTCGAGGATAAAACAACAAACGAAATACTATTCGGTGGCGGAGCCGGTGGTGGCAAAACTGCACTAGGTTGTTATTGGCAATTAAAGCAAAGATTAAAATATCCCAATACTAGAGGATTAATAGGCCGTGCGGTATTAAAGACGCTCAAAGAAACTACCTTAGTTTCATTCTTTCAAGTAGCAAAAATGCAAGGCTTAGACGCTAATAAGCATTATAAGTACAACGGACAATCTAGCCAAATAGAGTTCTTTAACGGCTCAACTATTCTACTCAAAGATTTATATTCTTATCCAAGTGACCCTAACTTTGACGAATTAGGTTCCCTTGAGATTACGGACGCATTTATTGACGAGGCTAACCAGGTTGACGATAAGGCTAGGAACATTATTAAATCAAGGATAAGATTTCAACTAGATCAAAACGACTTAGTGCCTAAGATACTTTATACTTGTAACCCTGCAAAGAATTGGACTTATTCGGAGTTCTACAAGCCTCAGCAAGACGGAAGCATAGCAAACAATAAACGTTTTATAACTTCGTTAATAGATGACAATCCTTTCATATCAAAACACTATAAAGAAAACCTTTTATCCCTTGACAAAGTAAGCAAAGAGAGATTGCTATTTGGCAACTGGGAATACTTATCCGATCCCGCTCAATTAATAGACTATGAAAAAATACTTGATTGCTTTACTAGCGATTATTTACCTAGTGGCGCATCTTACATTTCTTGCGACGTTGCTCGTTTTGGTAGCGATAGTACTGTCATTGGCTTATGGAGTGGGTATCGTGTTAAACTGTTTCAATACAATGGTAAAAGCGTTGTCGAAGTCGCTGAAATCATAAAGAAACTACAAAAGGAATATCAAGTAGCAACCTCTAATATCGTAGTGGACGAGGACGGAGTAGGTGGCGGCGTATGTGATATACTTAGGTGCAAAGGCTTTGTCAATAACTCCAGGGCGTTAGAAAACCCAATCACTAAGACAAAAGAGAATTACGATAACCTTAAATCTCAATGCTATTATAAGTTAGCCGAGTTAATAAATAATAGCAATTTATATATCAATGCAGACGGCAAACAAAAGCAACTAATTATTGAAGAGTTAGAGCAAGTAAAACAAAAGCACGTTGACAAAGACGGTAGCAATGGAATAATACCAAAGGATAAAGTAAAGGCTTTGATTGGCCGGTCTCCGGATTTCTCCGACTGTTTAGCTATGAGAATGATTTTTGAATATACTCCTAAATTTGTAGTAAGTGTATTTTAGGATAAAATAACTAACTTTGACTAAATTGTACATTTATGGGCTTATTAGATTTCTTTAGTAAAAAGAAAGTAAATACTGTTTTACCTCAAATGCCGTTCAATACTCAAGTAGCAATTCAACAAGGGATAGTTACTTGGCAAGGGCAAAACGCACAGGCTTACGTTAGAGACGGTTATCAATCAAATGATATAGTTTATTCAATCGTAAAGTTAATTACTGATAAAGCAAAACTTGCTCCTTTCCACGTTTATAAAATTATTGACCAAACCGCAGCAAAGCGTTACAAGTCATTAATGAAGCAGCCGGATAAGATTGAGAATTGGAATGAAGTAACACAATTACATAAAAAAGCATTTGAGTTATACGACGGAGACGCACGTTTAAATCAGTTGCTTAAATATCCTAACGAAGAGGACACCTGGGCGGACTTAGTAGAGCAATGGTGTGGATTTAAACTATTGACAGGCAATACTTTTATCTATGCTAAAATGATTGAAGGCGGAGCTAACGATGGCAAACCCTTTGAACTGTTTGCTTTACCGGCTCAGTTTATGGCAATCATTGCGGATATAGAAGTGTTTCCACCTACAAGAGTAGGCTATCAATTATACTACGGTAAGTTATGGTCATTCAGCACAAAAGAAATATTACACGATAAATACTTTAACCCTTATTGGACTGTAACAGGCAACGAACTTTACGGTCAATCGCCGTTAATGGCAGCGGCTAGAACATTGACACGATCCAACGAAGCTAAAACGGCTGCGGTTGCATCGTTCCAAAATGGTGGTCCGGCCGGTGTATTGTTTATGAATGACGACAGGTTTGACCCTACAAGCGGAACTCAACAAGCTCAAGCATTAAAGAAATCAATTAGCGAGAAAGGCGGAGCAAGTAACTTTAATTCTATTGCAGTTTCAGGATACAAGGTTGACTGGAAACAAATCGGTTTAAGTCCGGTTGAGTTAAACATTATCGAGAGTGAGAAGTGGGATATGAAATCACTTTGTAATATTTACGGAGTGCCTAGCCAATTATTAAACGATGCAGACAACAAAACATATAACAACCAAAGAGAGGGCGAAAAGGCTTTAACATTGCGTTGCGCTATTCCTTTGCTAGATGCTATTGCAGAACAGTTAAATAGAAAATTGCATAGTGATTGGGGTTACAAAGGGACGAACGTTTATATAGGATATGACATTCAAGTATATCAAGAATTAGAAGCAAACAAAGCTGAGCAAGTTGCTTGGTTAAATACTGCGTGGTGGATTTCACCGGCGCAAAAGATGGAGATAATGGGACTTAAAAACCCGGATTATATTCCAACCGAAGAGCTAGAAAAACTTTACGTTCCTAGTGGCCTACAACCTATTGACCAATTCCAACCTTTAACTATCACGGAGCCAACACCCCAAAAGCCATAAACAATGATTTGGCAAGATTATAGGAAACTTTATATGAATGCCTTAGTTCAGTATTCTCCTAAATTCAAAAAGGAATTACAAAAACAGGTGGACACTTATTGCCGTACTCAAGACTTTGACGCAATTAGCGATAAGAGCCTCGAGAAGACGATTAAACAGTTGCACGTTGCCTTAGGTACTAAAATGGGATTGATAGCTGAGAAAGACGTTAAAAAGGGCGCAAAAGGGGTTTATATTCCAATGGAAACAAAGAGTGCTAAAACTAATCTATTTGCTTACGTTATAATCAAGTACCTAGAGACAAAAGGATTGGCTCAATTAGCCGGAGATATTACCGATACAACAAAGGAGCAAATAAGAAAGTTCTTAATACAAGGACAAGAACAAGGCTTATCGATGACCGAGATTATTGCATTGCTTAAAACTTCAGGACTAACAAATTATAGAGCCGAGTTAATCGCTAGAACGGAAACGGCAAGAGCTGCTAATATCGGTTCAATGGTTGGTGCAATGTCAACGGGTTTAGTTACAAATAAAGAATGGATTGCAGCAAAAGATAACAGGACAAGACGAATACCAAGAGATGCAAACGACCATTATCACATGGACGGAATACAAGTAGCAATCGACCAAAAGTTTGTAGTACCGGCAAAAACATATATCGACAATATGTTACACCCTGGAGACTCAACGGCAAGAGCAGGAAACGTTTGCAACTGTCGATGTACTTTAGGATATGAAGCCGTGCGAGGACCGGATGGCAAATTAAAGAGATTAGCAGACAACCCGCCAATGGGTGACGCAGGGTTACTTTGGGAACTATTAACAAACTTAGCCGCTTATGAAATAGGGCAATTATTAGCGGACGCATTAACATAATTAAAAAAATAATAACTTTGTAGAAATGAGTATAATGCAATTAAAAAATACACTTGTTCAAAAAGACGATTACGGTTATAACATTATGGACGTTGACACCGAGCAACGCCGAGTTAAAGCCGTATGGGCAAGATGCGGTAACATAGATTTAGATAACGATATTATCGTACCTGAAGCGTTTACTAAAACCTTAGCAGAACGTGGACCAAGCGGTAAAAATCTTATTTGGAGTTTAGTTGACCATTGCGCCGAAATGGACTATGTAATTGGAAAGCCTGAACAAATATATATTGAGAATGATATGCTAATTGCAATTACTCCAATTATAGAAACTGAGAAAGGCGAAGATATTATCAAGTTGTATGAAGCTGGTCTTATTAACCAACACTCAATAGGATTTAGCACAATGCAATCTAACGTTGACAAAGAGGGAGTTAGAACAATCACCGAGTTGAAACTTTATGAAGGTTCAGCCGTTCTTTGGGCAGCAAATCCGGAAACTCCAACACTAGGATTTAAAAGTGAAATGATTAAAGATAAAAAACAAGAATTAAACAACAGGCTCGAAAGGCTAATTAAAGCATTCAAAGGTGGCAAGTTCACCGATGAAACGTTTAGCTTAATAGAGATTGAAATAAAAAGGATACAAAGCGAGATATTAGAAATCGAAGTAATCAAAGAAATCACTCAACCCGAGCAATCAGTTGAGCCGGTGCAAGACGAAAAGAAAGAAGATGACGAGCAAATCCTAAAGGCAATTAAACAATTTAACAATCTATTTAAAAAGTAAAAATGGAAAACGTAATTAACGAAATGGCAGAAAACGTAAAAGGAATTAAATCCGACGTTACTGCTCAAATCGATGAAGTAAAAGCTTCAATCAAAGTGTTAGCGGACGAAACACAAAAGCAAATCGACGCACAAAATGTAGCTCAAAAGAAAGCTGCTTCTAAGCAAGTTAAGTTTATGGACGAGGCTATCATTGAAAAGTTAGAAGGTCGTATGGACGAAATGGAAAAGACAATGAAGTCTAGCGGTAAATTCCGTTTAGATTTAAGCGATGTAAAGTCTATGACTTTATCAGCTTCTTTAACAGGAGACGCTCAAGCATCTTATGCTCCGAACGCTTCAGTTTTACCAGGTCAAGCGGTAAACTTCCGTGACTTAGTTCCAACAGTTCGTAGCGAAAGCGGTCTTTATGTATTCTACAAAGAAACTGCAACTACCAACAACATAGCTGCACAAACTGAAGGTTCAAACAAAGGCGAGAACAGCTACGCATTAAGCGAAGTAAAAGTAGTTAATGACTATATCGCTGGTTTCTCAACTTTCTCTAAGCAAATGGCTCGTTCTCTTCCTTTCTTGAGTACAACTTTACCAAGAATGTTGACAAGAGATTTCTACAAAGCTGAGAACAGTGCTTTCTATACAACTGTAAGCGGTGCTGCAACAGGTTCTACAACAACTGCGGAAACTGTTGATTTAAAGCAATTAGTTGACTATATCGGAAACCAAAAGAGTGCAAACTTTGTAGCTTCGGTTGCATTAGTTTCTCCAACTCAAATGGGACGTTTATTAAAAGAGACAATCACTTTAGGTTACTACGCAGGTAGTGGATCAGTTATTGTTAACCCTAACGGTGGTATCACTATTTGGGGAACACCTGTTATCTCTGCTTCTTGGGTAGCTGATGACAAAGTGTTAATCTTAGATAACAATTTCTGTGAGCGTGTTGAAGTTGAAGGTTTAGCTATTGAGTTCTCTTATGAGAATGCAAGTAACTTCCAACAAAACATGGTTACTGCTCGTATCGAGTGTTATGAGGACATTAACTTAATGCAACCAACTTCAGCTATTTTTGCTGACTTAGGTAACGTTTAATTAAGTTTTACTTATAAAATTGCCCTCACCTTAATTGGTGGGGGTTTTTTATTTATATTATTGTAAATTTGTAAAAAAGAGATATGTACAATTTCATTATAGATTACACGCAAGTTGACTTAGGTACCATCACGGAGCCAGTAACACTTGCAGAAGCAAAGGCATATTGCAGAGTTGACAACAACGTTGAAGATGCTTTGTTTAATGAATTAATTACCCAATCAAGATTAGCAGTAGAGAAAGCCGCTAACATAAGTATCACCGCTAAAACGGTGACTTTATGGTTTACTAATTCAGCCGGTGATTTTCAACTTCCTTATGGTCCAGTAACTTCGTTTACTAGCTTAACGGACGCTAACGGTAACGCAGTTTCAAGCGATGTTTATATTTTAGTAGGTGGACCAAATCCTAACCTACAAAGACCGCAATGGGCAAATATGAAGGCTATTTATACAACTGGAATGTCAACCGTTCCCAAAGAGATAAAGATTGCCATATTAGACCAAATTAACTATGGTTACGAGAATAGAGGGATGGACGTTGACGATATGGGTGTATGTGAGAAAACTTGGCGAGTGTGTCAAAGATGGACAAGAACAAGCCCAATATTATAATATGAGAATAGGACTACATAAAGACAGTTACGTTGACGCTAATTCGATGACTCGTTTAGTGGGCGTTTACGCTCCAACAAGGACAAGCGATGGCGAAGGCGGCTTTACTACAACTTTTACGCTTCAAGCGACTGTATGGGGTGATTATAGGCCTCAGCCGCAAAATAGAGCGTTATTAGAGATGCAGCTATCTTTTACTAGATATGCAAAACTATTTCTTAGATACGACCTAACAATAGGCGATACTTATCAATTAGTTGTAGAAGGGCAAACATTCACGATCCACTCAATTAAGGACGTGGACAATGCGCATAGATTTTGGGAAATAGAAATGTATTCATAATGGACGCTATAACATTTGATATTGTTGGGATAAATAAAGTTATGGACACCCTTCATAAATTTAATAAGCAAACTCAACAAGGTATTAAAGACGAGGTTGCTGCATCGGCATTAAAAATACAATCCGACGCTAAAAGAAACGCTCCGGTAAATTTAGGTACTTTGAGGCAATCAATATATCTAGAAAGTGAGGTAAAAAACGATGCTCAATATACATTTAAAATAGGAAGTTCAGCTAGTTATGCTCCTTATATAGAATTTGGAACAGGTGGCAAAGTCTCAATTCCTAAAGGATTTGAAAGTTATGCAGCGCAATTTAAAGTTAAATCAAAAGGCAGGTTTAAAGAAATGTTATTAGCTTTAACTGAATGGGTGCAAAAGAAAGGAATTGCTAGTGGTAAGGAAAGTAAATCAGTTGCCTATATGATTGCCGTAAGTATATTAAGAAAAGGATTAAGACCTCAACCGTTTTTAATACCGGCATTTGAACTAGAAAAAATTAAATTAAAGGCTACAATAGAAAAAATTATAAAAGATGCTAAACCCTAATATTGAAATAAAGAAATGGTTTGTTACCAATTTGGGAACGGCCACAGGATTGCCTGTTTACGATGGTATTGCTCCCGAAAATAACTTATCGGAGTATATTATTTTAAATGGTAGAACTTCAAGCCAAGAGCAAGGCAAATCAGGTTACACAAATACAAATACTATCATAGTGGACATTGTTACAAAAAATGCTAACTTTGGCTATAAACGTTCGGAAACTATTTCCGATTTGGTATTGGCTGACATAAATTCGGATACTATTATTACACTCCCTGGCGGATGGACTTCGTCAAGTTTATATGTAAATAGTATATCAAATTTAGACGGTTTAAACCCTTTGGATAATGTATTTAGAACGCTTATAACATATAATTTAACAATAACTCAAATTTAATAAAATGGCAGAAACTAAAGTATCAGGTAGAGACTACCTATTATTCGCAGACATTGACGACGACGCAACATTTAAGCCCGTTGCTTGTCTTACTTCAAACGCAATTACCTCTTCTTTGAATGTAATTGACGCAACTTCAAAATGTGGTGACCAATTCCAACCTGGACCCGCTTACAACCAAACAATCAAAGCTGACGGATTTGCAATCGACCAAACCGGCACACCTTCAAAAGATAGCTACAATCAGTTGTATGCTGCATTTATCGCAGGAACAGTTTTCGATATTAAAATGGGCGAAGCTACTCCAGTTGCAGGTAACGTAATTTACACAGGCGCAGTATTTATTTCTGCTTTTGATGTAACCGCAGCCGATAAAGAAGATGTGAAATTTAGTGCGACTTTTACAGTTGCAGTTCCACCTTTAACTCAAACAGTAACCGCTTAATAAAAAACAATAAACACTATGTTCGAACTAAAACTAAACAACAAAACAATCCCCTTAAAGTGGGGTACTTGGTCAATGCGTGAATTTTGCGTAGCAAATAACATAGGGATTGATAAGTACTTTGAATTATTAGGGAAAACGCAATTTGATTTAGACCTTGTTGTAAAAATGATACATATAGGTTATAAATCGGCTTGTGTAAGCAACAAGGAAGCAGTAGAATATACTGAGGACGATGTTTGCGATTGGATCGATGAAATAGGCGGACTTTTTAATGTAGAAGGTCAATTCATTGAATATGTTAAGTATATCATATCGACTACTGTAACAACTGTTCAAGGAGTGACTAAAGAGGAAAAAAAAAAGCCTAACAAAACTAAGCTGGGATGACATATTAGTTAAAGCCGCAGAATGCGATATAAGACCCAATGAGTTTTGGGATATGACTTGGAAGGACTTTTCCATTATTGTAATGGGGAAAGAAAAGAAAGAGTTAAATGAATGGGCGAGGACTAGAAACCTCGCCTATATTATATACCTAAGTAACACTGCGGAGAAATCCCCTAAATCACTTAGAGCGTTTTGGCACATTCCGCAAATAGATGACATTGAAGAGGAAGACGAAAAAACTATGTTAACGGACGAACAACTAGCAAGGACTTTAAAATTGTACGGAATAAATTAGAATAAAATGGCAGATAGTAGTTTAGATTTAAGTATTAATATTGGAGCCAATACGCAAGATTTTGCTAGTCAATTACAAAAAGCAGAAAACTTACTTGGCCAGTTTCAAGCAGCATTAAAGAAATCCACTAACGTTGGAGAAATAAATTATTTAAGTAGTCAAATTAGTAACTTAAATACTGTAATTGACGGTCTTAATACCAAAATGGCTTCCGTTAAAAAGCCTTCTTCGGATGCTACAAACGCATTATCAAACTTGTCAAGGGTTGCGCAAGATGCTCC